TAATAAATGACCCACAATTTCAGCAATACGCTACATATTCACCACACGGCCCTAAAGATACTTACCTTTAAGAAAGAGACCGACAATGGCTAAAATTACAGTTAGCGGAGTAAAGCACTCCATAAAAAAAACTAAAAAGGGCGATGTTGTAGTAGATCACCCACCTAGCGCTAAAGCTGGAAAAAATGATAAGATTAACCTAACCAAGAAAGCTGGAGTTAAAACCGTTAAAGCCGGGGAACGAGCTACCAGAGCTTGGCATAGAAAAAACCCACATAAGGGGGGCAAGTAATGGCTGCTCAAGGTCCTTGTTGGGAAGGGTACGTACAGGTAGGTATGAAGACCAAAGGCGGTAAAAAAGTGCCAAACTGTGTACCTGCAGGTAAAGGAAAAGACAAAGTTGCTAAACCTAAGAAAGGTAAAAAATAATGGTTAAGAAGCTGTCCCCAAAACAAAAGAAAATTGCCGGTGTCGCCAAGCCCAAGAACGAAATAACCGGAGAAGATTTTAAGGGCCTAAAAAAGAAAAAGAAAGCAGGTAAGAAATAATGTGCGCAACATGTGGATGTGGAAAGAAAAAAGGTCAGCCAGGATTTGGTAAAGGCAAGCCTAAGGCTAAAGCCTGTACTTGTGGTACCTGCAAGGCATGTAAGGCAAAGAAGAAGTAATGTGCGCTACCTGTGGCTGCGGAATGCCTATGAACAAGCACGGTCAAAAGACCCTAAAGGAAGCCAATAAGAAATTTTCCAAAAAGAAAGACTCAAAAGGCAAGGCCAAGAAAGCAAGTATGGTAAGAAAAAAGGGTATGTAAAAGAATTATTGACTTAGCCCCCGTAAGGGGGCTTTTTCATTTATCCTTGTTTTTAACGCCGGAGCAATCCGGAACCCTGCAGCTTGACCCCGCATCTCTCCCTTTGGAGGTTTTTTATGATTTATCTACTTGATAGAATGGCTCGTGCTGAAACTGAAGCCGATAAAGAGCAATTCGTCCGCGGTGTTTTAGGTCTAGACAAATTCCATGCTGGCTCAATGGTAGCCGGTTGGATTGCAGGAAGTCTAATCTCTAAAGCAATCGTGGGCCGTAAATGAGACTAGCGGAGATACTTAAGAATTCTATAAACGAGGGCGCTAGGTTTGATACCTTTAAAACCACAATTGCCCTACAAAAATACTGCTCTGATGCTGGTTGGCCGGCCGAGGTCGTAAATAACCTTTCTATTATTAATAATAATAACGAACACGTTATCTACTACCCACCCTACCTAACCTCTAAAGTTAATGATCTTGAGTATGGCACCCAGGGAACCCCGCCAAGCTACGTCCTAAGAAAATTTTTAAATAACATCGATGATTCTGCATACGCCCAGGGAATACTGGAGGCGATGTTCTAATGCCTTTTATTCTTAATGAAGATAAAGCCCTAAAATTAATGCTCACCGGAGTAACTGTCTCCGACAGCGGCAACTCTGCTCGCCCCGTAGGCGTATGGTTTGGACAACCGGATCTAGAAATCCGCGTACAGTCCTATCCATATATGACCATAGATTTTCTTGGGTATAACGAAGATTTTGAAAGATCTCATCGTGGTGAAATCCAAATGCCTTATTTTCCAGAAGGTGCTAATACCACTCAACAGTACATGACAGAGTTCCCAATACCAGTCTACCTTGACTATCAGATCACTACCTGGGCACGTCAGCCTAGACATGATCGACAAATCATGGCAGAAATGGCTACTGGACAACGCATACCTTTACGGTATGGATCAATAATAGTCCCGGAAGATAGAACGGTTCGCCGTTTAGATTTTCTGGGTTTTACAAAAAAAGATACGACAGACGAAAATGGTAAACGTCTATTTTCTAATGCTTACACAGTTAGAATTAGCGCTGAAATCTTGCCTGTTGTTCTTGAACAAATGATCGAAGTAACAGAAACCAACGTCCAGCTTACTAGCCAGTCTAATGATTTCGTCACAATATCCTCATCATAAGGTAACCCAAAGAAAACCAACCCAACCTAAGGAGTAAAACAGATGGCTACATATAGCCGGCCAGGAGTCTTCATTAATGAAGTCGCCCTGCCTCAAACAGTTGAATCTGCCAACACTAGCCAATCTCGTGGCGCTTTTGTTGGTACATTTGCAAAAGGTCCTACAGCTGCACCAGTATTGCTTACAAACTGGTACGATTTTGTAAAGACATTTGGCGGAGTATCAGATTCATACCCAGCAACCTGGGCTCTCTATGCCTTCTTCGCTAACGGCGGACGTCAGGTATACGTAAAAAGAGTCGTAGGTTCCAGCGCTGCTGCTGCATCAGTCACTCTTGTTGACCGTGCATCATCCCCTATTTCTACCCTAACCCTTAACGCATCTAATCCAGGTACGTGGGGAAATTCCCTAAAAGCAGATATAACTTCTGCATCAGCTACAACCTTTAATCTTACGATTTCTGATGGGGATAACATCGTAGAACAATTCAGTGACTTGAGTATGTCTAGTACAAACTCTCGTTATGTAGTGTCTTATGTAAACTCAAGCTCAAGTTATGTAACAGTAACTAATCTAAACTCTGCCACTGCTTCTCCAAGTAATCAACCAGCAGTAGCATCAGCAAGAGCGTTTACTAGTGGTGCAAACGGTTCTACCCCTACTCGTGGTAACTTCTCAACTGCGCTATCTACTTTTGATACTATCAACGTCCCTCTCTTAATCAATAACGCAGACGCTGCTTATGCATTTGCATCCGGTGGAGATAACTCAGCTCGTACAGCTGCAATTGCTCTACAAGGTGACGTAGCCGCATATGCCGAAGCTCGAGGAGATGCTTTTGCAATTGTTGATCCTCCAGCAGGATTAACCGCCGCTGAAGCCATCACTTATGCTGGAGAAGTTAAAGCAGCATTTTCTGCTTCCGGAGACGGTGGCAACACAGCTACATACTTCCCATGGATAGTAATTCCAGATCAACTAAGCGCTGCTACTGCAGCAACTCGTATCCTTCCTCCTGGACCTGCCGCAATGGGCAAGTACTTAGACACTGACGCTACTCGCGGAGTGTTTAAAACACCAGCAGGTTTTGGAACACGTATTGCAAACGCTGTTGCTCTAGAGCGTACGCTAACAAACTCAGAGCTAGACTCCCTAAACGTTGCCTCAGCTCCAGTAAACGCTATTCGTAACGTTCCTGGTGCAGGTGTAGTAATCATGGGTGGTCGTACTATGAATAACACCCCAGGTGAGCGTTACATTAACGTTCGCCGTTCAATGATTTTCTTAAAGAAAGAAATGACTGATCGCAGTACTTTCGCAGTCTTTGAGAACAATAGTGAGCGTCTCTGGAACCAAATCCGTACTTCTTTAGGTAACTTTCTTCGTGACTACTGGTCACAAGGCGGTCTACGAGGAGCTACCCCAGCAGCAGCTTATTATGTAAAATGCGACAGCTCAAATAATACTCCCCAGCAGATTCTTACTGGCCGAGTTAATATTGAAATTGGCGTAGCTGTGGAGTACCCAGCAGAGTTCATCGTGATCAGCATTGGGCAGATCACCGGAAGCGCTACGGCGTAAGGAGATAACAAAAAATGGCTAATGCATTTACTAACGTATTATCTACGTTAGCAACCGATCCAGTACGTAATTTCCGGTTCCTGGTGGAATTTCTACCCCCTTCAGGTACCGCAACCCCAACCTGGTCATTTGATGCCAAAATGGGTTTTACGTCTGTTTCTGGTTTAACAGTAGCAACAGAATCAATTCAGTACCGTGAAGGTGGCTACAACACAACTGTTCACCAGCTTCCTGGTCAAACTTCATTCAGCCCGGTTACATTTAGCCGCGGTGTGATGCTAGAAAACTCACAAAACTATAAGTGGATGCGTCGTCTATTTTCAGTAATTAGTGCAGGCGCAACTGCAGGTGTTGGAGCGGATTTCCGTTGTGACATCGATATTAAGGTTCTAAGCCATCCAAATGCTTCAGGCCTTACAGTAGAAGCACCAGCAGGTACCAAAGCCGGTACAGCTGCCGATCCACACGTAGCTCTACGTTTCCGCATATACAATGCGTGGATTACTAACCTTTCCTATAGCAATTTAGATGCCGGAGGCAACAGCCTAATGGTTGAAGAAATGACTGTAGTTCATGAAGGTTGGGACGCTACATACGCAGAAAACTACACAGCTTCAGCAGCAGTATTCAACACAACTGGCGCAATCCAGGGTTCAGAAAACACTAATCAGTCATAACTAACAAAGGGTATATAACATGAGTACAAGTACTATAAATGCCGCAGAAAATCCGGCATTGGCAAATAAAATAGCGCAATCTTTATCAGCAGTAGTTGTCGAAGAAGCGGTGGGGTCTACACCAGTTATTACGATCCCATCGCTTCCCGACACAAACATTGAGCTACCTGGGGGATTTTATGACCCTATGGATGATCAACTAGTTACTACCGCTGAAGTTAGAGAATTAACCGGAGCTGACGAAGAAGCTATCGTTAAGCTTTCAGAACCAGGAAAAGCATTGATGTTAATCCTAGAACGAGCTACTGTGTCTATTGGTGGTAAGCCTGCAGACAAAGAAACGTTGGGAATGCTACTAGCAGGTGACCGAGAGGCTCTTTTGTTAGGCATTCGTTGTGTTACTTTTGGATCTGAAATTGAACTAGATACCGTATGTAGTCGTTGTCCAGAAGTTCAAAACTTTAAAATTGACCTGAAAAAAGACGTAAAAGTAAAAACTTTAAGCGACAGGGTCAATGATCGTAGATTTACTCTTGATCTTAAAGTAGGTCGAGTAAAGGTAGCCCTCCCTACAGGAGATACTCAAAACAAGTTAATCAACGCGTCTAACAAAAATGTTGCAGAGCTTGACACTCTGCTCTTAAGTAGCTGCGTACTAGAAATTAACGATGTCCCAGTATTGGGTCAAGCTCAAATTCGTAACTTAGGTATAAAAGATCGTAGAACAATTTTGGAAGAGATTGCCGACCGCAATCCTGGTCCACTACTAAATGAAGTGAAAAAGGCCTGTGGGACGTGCGGCCAGGAGGTAGACCTGCCATTAACACTGGCAGACTTGTTTCGTTCATGAGACAAGCTACCAAATGCTTATCGACTCCTACGACGTTTTAGCCCAGTTCTATCCAGGCTGGTCTTTAACAGAGTTACGAAATTTAACGGCAAGAGAACGATTAGTTTTCTTATCTAAAGCAGCTACAAGACCTAAGGTGGTGAATTATTAATGGCCGAACGCGATCCTAAAGGAAACTTAGGAGATAGCCTTGCCGAGACTGGCAAAAAAGCTATTGAATCAATGGGCGGCGCCATGGAAAAGGGCTTAGAAAAAGCTGTCAAAAAAGCCACCGAATTAGAAAAAATATACGAAAAAGTATACAAACACATAGAAAAAGGAAGCAAGCTACAAGAAGGAAAATCTTCTAGCAGTCTTGGTTTAGGTTCTATGGGGCCTGGTGCTCAATCTTTGCAAAACGGAAGTTACGGCCAAGGCGGTGGCATGAGTGCTGCCGGAATGGCAGGCCGAGTAGCACTTGGAGTAGGTGCCGCAGCTTACGGAATCATGCCAAGCACTATGACTGCGGTTGGGCAAAGACTTGCCGCTGAACAAATTGCTATGTACTCCACTGGAGTTCGTGGCGGATCTCGTGGAGTAATCACGGGCGCAAACTCTATGGTTGGTCGAGGAAACATGACCAGTGCCATGGGACCTACTATGGCCTTAGGTCAAGTGCTATCACAGGGTGGGTACGGCGCTAACTCTCTAACTACTAAAAACCTTATGGGTCAACTTGGTGGTATGAGCGCAGCTTCAGGCATGTCGAATGAAGGTGCGGCTGGAGCATACGCAAGTCAAAACGGTATGAATTTACTTAGATTAGGTATCCGTTTAAGAGATGCCAATGGAAACGTAAGACAACCAAATGAAATAGTAAATGATCTTTATCGAGTACTATTTAAAGGTGGAGACCCTAAGAATCCAGAAGCAATGTTCTCCCCAAATAGTATTGAATTTCAAACTATTATGTCAGCAGCTGGTGGAAGTCAAGAAGTATTCCAACTTTATTCTAGTATGCTCATGCTCAGAGTTAAAAATAAAAAACCATTAACAGCTAAACAAATGAAGAGTGCCGGCGGTGTGTTAAACACTATGGGCTTAAAGGGAAGCGTTCAAGGAACGAATTTTAATTTTCAAAGCTCTCAAAATAGAGTTTTAGAAGGAACTGAAAAAGGATTAGTAGGTGGGTACCAAGGAGCTCTAGGAGCAGCTACAGTTGTTAATAACGGGTTTGCCGCAATGGCGGAAACTCTTCCTGGAGTAGTAAATGGTTTAGCCTCTCTCAAAGGAGTTTTAGAAACTCTACCTAATGCCGGTGGTGCAGGCGCAACTATGAGCGGTGCAGCCGGTGGCCTTGGACAAATGTTAATGATGCGTGCAGCCATGGGCTCAAGAGGTGGTGGAAGCCTTGCCGCAGGAACATACGCTTCCGGTGCAGCCGGTGCAGCCAAAGGCATGAGTAAAGGCATTCCAATTTTAGGTGCGGCATTAAGTGCATATGGCGGTTATCAAGCAGGTAAGGGAAGTAAAAAATTTAATTTTGGTTCTTTAGCAGGCTCTGTTGCTTTAGGAGCTGGTGGTGGAGCACTGTTGGGCGGTCCTTTAGGAGCGCTAATTGGTGCAATAGTAAGCGGCGGAGGAAATGCCGCAGGACAACTATTCGGTATGAATCAAGGTGGCGGACCAGCTGGAACAGGCGGAGCACAGACTAACGCATCTAACGCAGCCATGATAAATCCAGGTCAGGGTTACGCAGTCTCTTCTGATTTTGGAACTCGTAAAGATCCAAATGGAACTGCAACACAACACCACGGAGGCATTGACTATAAAATGCCTGTAGGAACTCCTGTATTAGCTGCTGCGGACGGTATTGTAGAAACTGTTACTACTCAATCAGGCGGAGCTAGAAGTTATGGTAACTACATAGTATTAAAACACGATGGTTTCTTTACTTACTATGCACACTTAAGCAAATTTTCTGTAAAAGTAGGGGACGTAGTACGTCAAGGACAAATGATTGGTCTTTCTGGTGGTGCTAAGGGAGCGCCGGGAGCCGGGTCTTCTACTGGACCCCACCTTCACTTTGAAGTTAGAAAAGATAAATCAGGTAGCGGACAAGATCCAAAGAGTTGGTTTGCAAAAGTAAAATCTAGCGTTGCTAACCTGTTTAATACAAAATCTGATGCGTACAAAAATTTTGATTGGACATCCCCTAGTGGATTAGACAGTGGAAGTAGAGCCGCGGTTGCGGGAGGTACTAGGCTTTCTGAGCTTATTTCTCAACGTGCTTCAATAGGCTTTGAAGATATATCTGATGGGGCCCTTAGTTGGGCAAAATC